TTTTGACGTAATGTTGATTATTAAACAATATCAATGGTTTGCAAGTTTACGTCAACTACGTCAAAAATCTGATTTGACGTAGAAAATGTAATAAAATCAATATGTTATTTTACGTCAACTACGTCACCCCCTATAAGGGGGGGTATATACCCTACCCCCCTTGATGTAATTATTGATGATGCGATTAATGTTTAAGGTATGGGAACTGTTGGGCTTGCATGGGTTGCCCGTTGTCGGTATTGTAAAGGCAAGAGCAAGACAAGGAATGACAATGCCCAAGGTTGGTGAACAAGTCGAGAAGGGTGTGAAGCGTCTTACGCCCCCACAACAAAAGTTTCTTGATAACTACATTCACAAGGATATGACGCAGACGGGTGCGGCAAGAGCCGCAGGATATAAAAACCCGAACGTGTCAGCCGTACAGCTTCTCAATCACCCACGGGTGAAAGAACGCATGGAAGAAATGCGACAAGAGCTAGAAAGCAAATACGGCGTGTCCGTAACCAAATCTGTTCGGGATATGCAAAGGCTCAGAGATGAAGCATGGCAGGCAGGGAACTTCGGGGCCGCAATCAAGGCAGAAGAACTGCGCCTGAAGGTGACTGGACTCATGGTAGCCCGTAGCCATGTAACGCACGAAAATGTGGACAACCTCACACGGGATCAGATCGTTGAACAACTGCAAGAGTTTATGGCTCGCGCTAAAGATCGCATGATTGACGTAACACCAACAGAAAATCCCACAGAATCCGAACAAATCCCTATAACAGATTATAACGGCGAAGCCGTAAAATAGCGCGTGCGCCCCATGTGGGGTGGCTGGCGGGGTCGTAGACCCCCCAAAAACGCCCCCAGAACGCCGAAGCGTACCTGTTCGGGGTTCGGGGTGCCAAACTTGTTCGGGATGACTCACAGCGCAGCCCAGCAGCTTTTTAAAAATCAGGAAACGCAGCCAGCGATTCGGGCCGCAGCGAGTCTGCTCGGACCATAACCCGACAAATTGTTCGGGTTCGGGGTTCATGATTCAGGCTGCACGGGAATCATCGGGCTGCAACTTCCGGGCAGCTAAAGATTCGGGGCCGGGTGTTTGCAGCCGGGGAGAACAACCCGATGAATTGTTCGGGTTCGGGTTCCGGGCAATAGCTGCCGGGTGATTCCGCCGGGCCGCAGCCTCCGGGTAGAGATGACTCCGGGTCGCAGCCAGCCCGGAGAGTCACAACCCGAACAATTGTCCGAAAGCTGCCGGGCCGCTGCGTGGTGCTGCGAGTCAGCAGCGCCGAATCTTTTTTTAATTTACCTGTTGACATACTATATAGTGTGGGATATTGTGGGAGTATTCTAGTAGAGGAGAGAGAAGATGGAGACAATCACGCTGGAGTTACCTGACCACTGGGCAACCGCACTGTTCTATGATGACACGAGCGGGTTCGAGTATGAAGACGACACGCAGTTCCAAGCCTTTTGCGACTGGGCAGTTAAAAACTACGGGACGAGCGAACCAGTAGACAAAGAAGAAGAAGGACACTTCGCAACGTATCATGACGCCAAGCAGTTTGGTGTTTTAGCCTGCAACGTCAGCACTTACACTTTCTTGGTCGGGAGCGGCAACCCGACAACGAGCGCAATGACAACACTTGCGCACACAATGAAATAAGCAATCGGGCTTCGGGGTTCGGGCTTTCGGGTTCGGGCTTCGGGGTCGGGGTATAGTATATATACATAGGTATATATACCTATATATACACACATATATACACACACATACACATGCGTTCCTTATAAATATAAAAAAACCGTTTTTCGCGCTGGATTTTTCCAGCGTTTTTTTTGGCGCGGCGCTGGTCTGAAATCATAAGCCGAACAATTGTTCCAGATATTCCCATAAAATCTCTTGTCTTATGGGATAAAATGGTGCATAAACTAGGTATAGGGCGACAGCTTTGCCCTACAATCTAGTAAAAAGGAAGTAAAAACAATGACTTACACATTTGGAATAGAAATCGAAACAAGCGGCGCAAATATCGCAATAATAAAAAGCGCGTTTGATCGTGCCGAAATTCGCGGCTGTGATGTAAAACCCGATGGCACGCCGCGCGTTGACGCCGAAATAGTTTTACCACCATTAGCGCCATGTGATTTCGCATTCGATTATATCAAGAAAATTTGCCGCGTTCTTTCAGACGTTGGCGCGAACGTGAATTCGTCATGCGGTTTGCACGTTCACATTGGCAATGCGCCGCTTAACGATAGCACGCACGCCGTTCGCTTTTGTGGCGATAGCATCCACTCACGCGCCACCACAGGCCGATACATCACAGGCGCATATGGCGAGCCAATGGATTTTATCGCGGTACAAGATATTATGCGCCGCTATACGCGCCAACAAGATGCGGTCAATTCAATGTTCCCTAGATCAAGAACAGACAACCGCTATTGCTCGCCATTAAGCACGCGCCGTATTGAGAACGCTTCAAACATTAGCGAATTGACGTTCGGCAAATTCACGACGATTAATTTGCAAACATGGTCACGCGGCACAATTGAATTCAGACAAGCGTCTGGAACAATAGAAGCCGACAAAATTATCAATTGGGTCAAATTCCTTTTAAACCTTGTTGACCATACCAACGCCAACCGCGTCGAAAATGGCAACCGAACAATTGTTACTGATACGCCAGAGCAACCATTCAGACGCGGCGCACGCGTTGGCGTTCAATATACAATGATGCGCTCAGACGGTGGCGCGACTACACAGCAAATAATGGATGCGACAGGCTGTAGTGAACAGCGCGTTCGCGCCGCGGTTTCTGAAATACGTTCACGCGTTGGCGATGCGGCTGTTGTCACTAACACGCAACAAGCGAATGGTGCGCGATATGGCGATGGCACGCACCATACAAGCTATACCGTTCTATTCAGTTTTGAGACCGAGGGAAGCGGTGCACAATTGCTTCCAGAAAACCGCCGCGGCGTTGAAAGCATATGGGCAAATGTTGATGATGATTTATTCGAATGGTGGCAGAATAGAATAACCGCGCTAGTGTAAGACTAGCGCACCACTTCACAGCCACAAGGAAGCCCGCCTAGCGCGGGCTTTTTACTTTTCCAAGGTACCCTAGCCAACCCGAACAATTGCTCGGAAATCGGGGTATATGGGGCCTATGCACCCCCCCTTTTTTACAACTCGGTCAGGCGCAGACTTACACACTGTTCCCCACCTACAACCACCTCAAAAAACCTTTTTACCCTCTATGGGTCCCATAGACCCCCAAAAAAATTTTTCACAAAAAATTCCATTGACCCCTCCCGTATCTTCCCATACGATACCAAGCAGAGTGGAATGGAGTTACATATGTCTAGCAAGGGTTGGTGGGAAGATTTGGACTTGATGCGTAGGTTGTATCGTTATGACGCGGAGAGTGGTTTGATATATGCTTGTGATCGTTTGCCGAAAGATTTTTATGACATTGGCGAGGGTAGTTCTTTTGTGAGTGCTTCTGGTCAGGCTTCTAAGTACAATATTCAGCGCAGTGGCAGAGTTGCTTTTAACAGGCGTTTTCGAGGTGCAAGATCGACTTGCGATTATTTAAAGGGCAGTTCTGCGTATATGGGTGTTAGCAAGAATTTATTAGCGCATCGCGTAGCATTTTTTTTGTATCACGGTCATTATCCTGTTTGGCCTAATTCTGTTGATCATATTAATCATGACGGTTGTGATAATAGGATTGTAAATTTGCGTGAGGTTACTGCTAGGGAGCAGTCTGCGAATACTAGATTGAGCAAGGCAAATACTTCTGGGGTTAAGGGCGTGAGTTTTTTAAAGGATCGTGGGAAGTGGCGTGCGTCTGCTAATATTGACGGCAAGAAAACGAATCTTGGAACATTTTATAATTTAAAGGATGCGATTGCGGCGCGGAAGGCGGCTATGGATGCCTAGATACAGGTTAAATTACGGCGACAGTCTTGAGTTTGATGCTCAGGGTGCGGGTGAGGTTGTGCCAGTGATGCAGGGTCGTCATCGTTTTGGCGG